CTCAAAAAAAAAAGATTAGGATTTAATGTTTTTTCTTAATTTTTCAAGAAAAGCCTGTTTACTTGCTTCTATTCTTAAATTATCAGTATCAACTTTAGGTTCTTCTTTCTTGATTTCTTTTTGTTTCTCATTCAGAATTTTATTAATTCCACTATCCTGATCATCATCAATTGCTTCAGTTGAAGATGAAACATTAGAACTTACTTTCTGACCTGTAACCTGTTCAAATTTTTCTTTTAATTCATCATAAGATTTAAATTTGTCAAGAGAAATAAAATCATCAAGATCATAAGTTTGAGAATGAATTTTCTCAATTATATTTTCATCTCCACCAGCTACTTGAGTAACAGTTTCAGCAAAAGAAGATTCATCATAATTAGGATATGTTTTATCTCCAACCTTTTTAGATTTAACAGATAACTTGAAATTAGCACCATTATAATAATCAAATACTGCTATTGGATCAGATAAACCATCTGAAGGATTCATTGCATTCATGATTTTTTCATGAATTTTTTTTCCATAACGGAAGATGAATACTTTACCTTCATTTTCAGGTCTTTCAGGATCTTTCACAACAACTATATTTGAATAATAAGAAACCTTTCTTGATCTGTTTCTTACTGTATCAGGATCTTCATCCCATAATTCAGTATTTGCTTCACAAACTGGACATTTTTTTCCAATTGTAGTTGGACAATTATTCACAAACCAAGAATTACCATTTTTAAATCCATGCGAATATACTTTAACAAAAGGAATTTTTGTCAAATCAGATTGAGGAATGAAACGAATGATCGCACCAGCAGTTCCATCTTCTTTTATTTTTACTTGATATAATCTTTCATCTTCTTTAAAACTTGATTTTTTTTCTGCTTCTTTAATTTTTGTTGTTATTATATCCCAATTCATTGAAAATTTTTTAGCCATTTTCTTTTTTCTCCTTTTTTAATTCTTTAATTTTTTTAATTATTTTTTTAAATTTTTTTAATTCTTCTTTTTCTTTTTCATCTTCTTTGTTAATATCAAATTCCAAGTAAAAATAAGGTGAAATGTGTTTTGGTAAAATCAGATTATCGTATAATAAGTTTCCCCCTGAACTATTAATTTTAAAGTATTCTGATAAATCAGTGAAATTTAGTTGTTTATTAAGTTCTAAAATAAAATCCTGATCTTTTTTCAATTGTTCTAATGTGAATAAATTCTTTACTTTATTTATATTTTTATCATTTACATTTCTTAAAGAATTTTTCTCATTAAATATCAAATCATAAAGTAAAAAAATTGCTAAATCGTAATAATCATAAAAAGAATTTTCTATTTCGTTAAACAATCTTTTACAATTTCTTTGAATATATTCACTCGATCTTTCAAACCAAAGTTTACTTTGTTTTTTAAAAATGTTTACATCTTTTTCATTTTTGATGAATGATTCAACATTTTTTACAACTGAAAATACATTTACAGGAGTGTTCTTCACGAATCATTCTTTCTATATAACCATAAATTTTTTTAAATTATTTTTTTCAATTTTAATTTTATATTTCTCAGCCATCTCTTTTTTAAGAATTTGTTTATTTTCTTCATTTAATAAATTAATTAATTTACTAAATGAAACATATTTCTTTTCAATGTAAATTAAAGAATCGGAAATATTAATTCCAAGTTTTAATTTACACTTAAGAATAAATTTATTAAAATTCTTAATATTTTCAACATTAATTTGATTTTTGTTTTTTAAAAAATCTGACAAATTTATTTTAAAATTATTCATTATTTCAAAAAAATCAGTTTCATCTATTTGGTCACAAAAATCATGTTCAACGTTTTCATTTAAACTATAATATGTAGATTGATTATTTTTACTTGTTGGTTTATCAAACATTTTTCTTCCTTTCTATTTGCATATACATAAGATAAAAATTTAAAATATAATTGTCAAGACATTTATTTACAGTTACATTTCAATTCCTGAGATATCAGCTATTCTTTTTTTCTTTTCTGTTTTAATTGATTTAATTACTTCAACCGCAACATCATCAACTAAAGTTGTTGTACTTGGAGTTTTATTTTCATTAAAATTCTGTTCTTCATTTTCATCAGCAAATATTCTCATTTTTGAATAATCAACACAAACATTTACTTTATAACCATTAATCCCATAACGATTTTTTAATACTAACCAACAAAATTTTCCTGCTTCTTTAAATTCATCAGTTTGAACAATTCCTATTATTAAATCTGCAGTTGCTGTTATTCCTATTGAATCCGCAATATCTGTCAAATCTATTGAAGCTGAATTCATTCCACCTCTATTTGTTTGAACTGCCGAAACAATAGGGCAACTCTCTTCAACCGCAATTCCTCTTAATTCTTCCGAAACAACCTTTAATGCTTCATAACTATTAGCAACACCCTTAACATTAATAGGAATCATTAATCCTAAATAATCAACAAAAATAATATCAGCTTTAAATTTACGTTTTACTTTTAATTCTTTAACTAAATTTCTAATTCTATTAGCATTTAATGATTTTGGTGGAAATTCTTTTATTATTAATTTATCATTAAATTTTGATAAAGATTTCATTTTACTTATAAATGCTTCTTTTGTCATATAAGGTAAATGACTTATCTCAACATCAAACAAATTAGCAAGAATTCTTTCAGTTATCTTTTCTTCTGACATTTCTAATGTTAAATACAAAACATTTTTATTTTGAAACAAAGTGCTTGCGGCTAATGAACACATGGTTAATGTTTTACCACGACCAGTATCCGACAAGTAAAGATTTAATGTTTTTTCATGAAATCCACCAGCAATAATTTTATCAAAATAAGGAATTCCGGTTGTTACAACAATATCTCTTTGATGTAGATGATCAAAAAATCTCTGACTTCCTTTATCAGAAAACACATTTAACCCAACATCAGTATTGAAACTAAAAGACATTTTATCTCTGATTTTATCAGGAGTATCACTTAATGTTTCAATATCTTCATCTTTTAATTTAGAAACAGCATCAGTAAGTTCATTAAGAATCATCTTTCTTTTAAAGAAATCTTCAATTCTTTCTAAAATATAATCTTGATTATATTCAGAAATATCAATATTTAAACTCTCAAATAAAACATCATAACTATCTTTAGATTTTAATTCCATCTTCATTTCCGGTATTGTTGGAAATGAAGAATGTTTTTCTTTAAAATCAATAATAGTTTTTATATTTTGTCTAACACTAAAATCATCAAATATTTCTTCAGATAAAAAAGGGAGAATCTTCTCCCTCACATCAACATCATGAAACAAAAATTTTAAAAGTATTTTCTCAAAAAACAAAGGAGAAATTATTTCTTCTTCCATTTAATTTCCTATTCTAAATCTTCATCGATTGTAGTTACTTTTGATGATAAACTATACTTTTCTTTTATCTTTTTTGCTAAATCAGAATTATCTAATACATACATCCAGAACTCTTCATTCTTATCGTTATATTTCTCTGGAATTTCCATTTCACCAAATTTGATTCCTTTTGATCTTCCGACTTTACATGTTTCTACAATTTTAAATTCTTTAGCTAATTCAGATAAACCACTATATTTTGCTATTCCTTCACCGTAATAAACATTAATAGGTAATTTAGATTTTTCTTTTACAAATCTTGATCTATCAACTTTAATTTCAAAAGTAAATCCTTCAACTTCAGTTCCTTCTTTTATTTGTCTTTTTAAAATTACCCAAATATTATCGGCTGCATATTGACTTCCCATTCCACCGGATACAATATCTTCAGGAATAAAAGATTGTGATTTGTAAGTATGATTTATAACTATCATTGGAATATCAAGTAATTTACAAGGCAAAGTTACAATCCTAAAAAATGATTTAATTTGTTTTGCTCTTGTCATATCAGCTTTATCACTTCCTTCAATAGCATCAGCAATTTCTTTTTTTGATGGTGGATTACCAATTGAATCAACAAATATGATTACTTTATTATTTGTTTCATCTGCATTTTTCAATGCTTCTAACTGATTTGATACTTCATGTTTTAATTCTTCCACATTTAGACAAGGAGTCCAAACTATTCTTGTTATATCTAAACCTAATGATTCGAAATATCTTTTTCCTGCTCCACCCTCAGTATCATAATAAAGACAAACACCATCTTTATGTTTATCAAGAAATGCTTTTACCATAATCAAACCATAAAGAGTTTTAAATCTTTTTGGTTCACCAGCAATCATAGTAACACCACTTGATAATCCACCATTTATTTCACCAGATAATCCAACATTAAGTAAGGGAATTTCTGTTACTGTAAATTCATCTTCTTTATTAAAATATTTTGATTTTTCAATACTTGACGTAAATTTTGATTTTGAATTTTTTACCAAAAAATCAACTAATTTTTTCCCCATTTTATTTTCTCCTAATTAAAATTTTAATTCTTTTAATTTTCTAATTTGTTTTTCTAATACCTTGTGTTAAACAATATTTTGTTATATAAACTTTCATGATTCTCCTTTTATTTTATTATAAATTTTTTCATTTTAGAATTTTGTAAATTAATTTCACCCCAACCCATTACTTCATAAAATCTTTGTATAATTGTTAAGAATGATTTTTCAAACTGCAAATCATAATCTACATTAAACAATTCATTAAATTCTTTTGGATATTCACCGATCCAAGCAATTATATCTTGTTTTAAAAAATTATTAGGTTTAAGATATATAAATCTAATTTTAGAACCATTTGAAATAGGCAATAATTTCATGTTATATTTAGTAATAGTATAATTATAATTCATTGAAGCTCTAACATGATAAGGACAACCAGAAGGATAAGTTAAACCTCGTTTTAAATAATATTCTGTATCTTTAGCATATTCTGTATATTCAGAAACTCCTCTTGGAAATGAAATATCAGTTATATTTTGATCTTTAAACATTTTCTTTATTTTCATAATTTCATTTGTTATAATTTCTTTATCATTAATTACAAACATTTTTTTAACCAATTCGAGTAAAGCATCTCTACAAAATTTAGGTGTACTTGTCTTAATAATTTCAATTCCAGTAACATCGGTTAGCAAATCATCAAATATTTCACCTTCTTTATCTTTTATTTGAGTAACATATTTCTTTTTTGCTAATATTATCATACCAGTTATAATTTTTTCACGTTTAAAATTTATTAATTGAGGAATTCCATAACGAGAAGCATAAATATTCAAAATATCATTTAAAAATGGTTTAATAATATCTTTGTCGAATTCATTCATCCATTTAACATAATCCAAATCAGATTCGAATTTTAAATTAAGTTTTTCAAATAATTCTTCAAAACAAAGATAACAACTATCAGTGTCAGTTAGCTTTACAACATTATTTTTTAGTTTATTATTTTCATCTTCAATTGGAAAATATTTTGTATTTTGGTAAAAATAATTCATAAAATAATCATTCATTGTTTCAGAAAGATATTTAATCAATTCTTGTCCGCTTAATGTAATTGTCATAGCACAATTATTATTATACAAATGAAAATGTTGATTTCCTAAAACACCATACATACTATTAATTAAAATTTTTCTTATCAATTGCTGACTTTTGTAATATTTTTCTAAATCTTTATTTCCCGAATCACGAGCTTCAAACATTTTCTTTTTAAACATTTTTCTTTCGTTAAATATCTTTGAAACAATTTTCTTTAATACTGATTCTTTGTCTTTTCGATAATAAATTCCACCAACATGTACAGTTTCTCCAGTTTCAAGATGCCATGTTTTATATTCAGACAATGGAGTTGAATAACAAAGTTTCTTTTCTTCTTCTGAAGGATCAATAACTAAAGTATCAGGACCAATATTATATTCCAAAATCATCATTGGATATTCTGATTCTACATCATAAGAAGTTAAATACTTATATAAACCCGGACATGCATAAACATAAGCACCTGGAAGTTTATCTTTTGATTGTCTTTCTTTATCGGGCAAAACCATATTTTCTTCATGAAGAAATTTTAAAATATAACCAGTCAATACTGCCATTTGTGAAAATACAGATTCAAATGGAATTAAAGCTTGATAACAAATATTTACTGTAAGTTCAATAAATTTTAATCCTGCTCTTTTCTTTTTATTCTTAGCTTCAGGATTTCCATTTTCAAATTTAACAACAATTAAAACATCTTGAATATTATATTCAACATATTCATTCCAATTTCTTTGAGATAAATCATTTATAACACCTTCGTAATCTTTTTTACCTTCATCAATTTCAATTATCCCTATATTTTGCAGTGAATAACTTTCTCTTGCTTCATAAGTAAATTTTTTATAAAGATCCATATAATCTAAAATCGAAAGACCTTCAAATTTCACAACATCTATCATTTGATTGTTTTTATTTTTTTTCTTTTTAATTGAATATTTATTTAACGGTGAAAAATTCTTTTCAATATTCAAATTATTACATCTATTCACAATATAAAGACAATCGAACGTTAAAACATTCCAACCAGTAATAATATCAACCTTTTCTTTTCTGAATATATCAATCATTTTTTCAAGTAATAATTTTTCATCCGGAATCCAATGATATTCTTTAACTAATGGATTATTACCTGTATATTCATTCAACCCTAAAGTTACTATTCTTCCTGATTGTGAAAAATGCATCGTTACAAGATCAATAGGATATTTTGCTATTTCAGGTTTTGGAAACTCTGGAGCTGTTACCTCAATATCAATTGTACAAATGTTGATATTTGACATATCAACTTTCAAATCTTTTCCAAAATAATATTCTTGAAGAAATTTTGTTTCAACCGGAATATCTGTTTCGCAGCATTTTACTTTAGTCTCTTTTACATTCTTAATTTCCTGAAGATTCTTTGCTTTTCTTTTAATAACTGAATGACCATAAATATCTTTTATTTCTGATTTTCCTGAATTATCTCTTACATAATAAGTTAGTTCGAAATCAAATTCTTTGTGAGAATATTTTCCATCTTCAGTTTCCCAAAGATGAATCTTATTTCTAAACTGATCATAATGAATTCTTTTAAACATTATTTCTTCTTTCTATTTGACAATCAAATTGACAATTATATTGTATACATTCTTTATTAGTTTCTTTACATCTTTTTTAAGACAGTTAATTTATCTTTAATAATTTTATAATCATATTTCTTGTTTGGACAAAAATGATTAAATTTATCAAAATCTATATTCATAATTTAAGTTCATTATTTGTTTATTTACAATATTAAATTTTAAAATATAATTTTCAAGATTTTCTTTTCAACCAAGGAAAATGTTCTAAAACATAATTTTCTATTCGAATAAAATCATTTTTCATTTCATTTAAGTTTTGATAAAGAACATCAATTCCACCCGCTTTAGGATGCCCACCACCAATTCTTAAATTTGCTAACATTTCACCAACATTAGCAACATCATCTTTGATTCTCAAACTAATATGTTTATTCTTAGGATTTTGAATTAATATCATTTCATAATTATCAACGTATAGAAGTCTTTCAGCAATATCATTTAAAAATGCACCACCTACTATAAAACAAGCATTGATTTTATCGAAATCAAAAATCTCTAAATTATTATAAACTTCAATAAATTCTTTTTTCTTTGATCTTAAGAAATTTATTTCATCTAAAGTAAATCTAACATTTCCAGATTGAAATCTACCTTTAAATCCAAAATAACCATATCTCCAGAATAATTCATTAATCAATTTACTTTTCTTATGTTTATGAATCCACAAATCATAATCATTTGTATATTTTAATAAATTATCCAAATATGATAAATCAACATTAAAAGTAGTTTCTACAAAATTTTTAACTAATACAGCAGCGCAATTGTCTGTTACAATAAAAGCATTTTCATTTGGAATTTCTTCGAATGCTGGATGATGATCTAAAACTATTATTTTATCATGTTTTAATAATGATACATCTTTTGGTGTACAATCTGTTATGATAACAGCATCATATTCATTAAAATTTATTTTTTGAATAGTTTTATCAACATTTACAAAAGAACAACATTCACAAGTTATATTCTTGAAATAATTTGATAAAACTATAGCACAAGAAACCCCATCAAAATCATAGTGAGATATATTTAATATTTTATTTGTTGGTTTAAGATTATAGAAATTCATTTTTAATCTTTCTTAAATGAGTTTAAATAATTAGCAATTTCTTTCAATGAAGAAAAACATTTAGCACCATTCTTCTCAACCATTTTTCTTACTTGAGATAATGATTTAATTTGTTCAACAGAAAACCCTTCATCAAGATAACAAAAAATAGTTTTATTGGGTCTTTTATTTGAATCATCAACTACTTCAGCAATCGAATAAACTCCAATCATTTCTTTTGTAATCACATAAAGAACAAAATCACAATTTTCTCTTTGTTTAATTTCTTCTTTCATGTTTTCTGGTTTCCAATCTTTTACAACTGGATTGAAATAATCTATTTTCAACATTGGAATAAGTTCTTCTCTCCAAGTTGATTCATTGCAAGTCCCACCTAAAAATACCTTCATTTCTTTTCCTTTCTAATTAATTAGCATATTCTTCAGTTGTCATAGAATTTAAATAAATTTCTTTTATTACAAACTTTATATTATCATAATCTTCTACAACCTTTCCAACTTTTAATTTCAAAAAGGAATAAAAGCTACCATTAAACTACCATCTTTTACATTTTCTAAAAGGCATTGAACATATTTTTTATTATTACCAATTTTTATTATTTTTCTCCATTAAATCATTAAATCTTGTTAAAAATAATTTTTCTGCTTCTTTTGGTTGTAAAGGAATAATTTTGAAATCGAAAGGAACTATTGAATAATGACTCCATCGTTCAGTAATTAAACCTAAATCCCTTGCTTCAGTTCTTAACATTTTTGTATCAATTTCTTTTACTTCTAATGGCTCATCTTCAGATAAATTAAATGTTTTAGCAATTACATTCATTAATCTCTTTTCAATTTCTTTATATGGTTTCATTTCAAGAGATTTCTTTACAGGTCTTGCAATATCACAAATATAAGCTTCAGAAGCATCATGTAACAAACCCCATAAAGCATTTTCTTCACTAACATATTGCGATACTAAAACTGAATGTTGAGCAACTGAATAAAATTCATTACAATGTCCAGTAAATCTACAAATATTTGATAAGGCATGAGCGATATCTAATAATTTTACTTCTTCAATTCTTGGATCAAGAGGATAAAATTCTATTCCACTATAAGTTTGAATAAAATCACCATATCGCATAGTAAACCTTTCTTTCAATTTTTAAAATACCAATCAGGAACACTATTTCTACAAGATTCAGTTCTTACTTTTGTTTCAATCTTTAAGCATTTATTACAGAAAAATTCATCAACTCTTTTATAATTTACACTTCCATATTCGTAATATGAAGAACAATTAGAACTTAATAATTCAAATTTATGTTCACAATCCATAATTAAACCTTTCTTTTCAAATATCAATTAACAAGATAATAAAATTTTAAAATATAATTGTCAATATTTTTTACAAATTTAAAAAATTGACATCAACTTATCGATATAACCTTTAGAATCTAACCAATGATCGTGTTCATCAAGATATTTGTATTGTTTATCAATGATATCATTAAAAACATCAGGTTCTTTAATTCTTTCAAATAAATCATCAATTTCATGAACTGAAATATTATCAGGAGTTTTAACAAAATTATTATCATAAGGACTCGGATAACCATTTGTAAAAGTAGTTCCAATTGCAACAGCTCCAACCGCTGAATATTCCAATAATTTCAGATTTGATTTTGCACTATTAAAATAATTGAATGTTAAAGGTGCAACACCAAAATCTGGTCTAAATCTTACTATAGGTGTATGATAATCATAACTATTTCTCCACCCTAAAACAATAATTTTATTTTTGATAGATTCAAAGAAAAATGGTAATCCACCAACAACCATAAAATCAATTTTATTATCTCTTACATTTTTTAAAATCCAATCAAGCCACGCATTATCCCAATCACCCTTCATCTTTCTAAAATTACAATAATGAGACGGAGAACCTGTATAAACTATCCTTGGTTTTTCAATTTTATTTTTAATTTTAGGTCTTTTCCCTTGATTAAACCAAAAATGTTTAGCAACAGTATTTTGAAGAACAACCACTTTACTTTTAACACCTTTTTCGTTTATCAAATAATCTTTAAGAAAATCGGTACTAACACAAACAATATCCATTAAATTCATTATTTTAATTGCAGTTTCTTTTTCTTTCAAACCTATTCTTGTACTTGCAATATTATAATCTGGAATATGTTCACCTTCATGTTTTCCATCCCAAATAAAATCATCAATATCATAAATCATTTTATAACCATATTTTTTCTGCAATTCTTTGTATTGAAGAACATTATTTAAATGATTTGGATTCATTGTTCTTTGAAATAAAATTGATCTGGTTCTCATTAAAACATCATGTTGATAAATGAAAAAAGGTGAAACAAAAGGTACAATTTCTCCTTTATGTCCAAATTCAGCATTCAAATAAGTCATTGGAAAAATACATCTGATATGACCACAACCTGTAGCATCAGATACATTTGAAAGAATTATATTTTTGGTTATTCTTTGTACCTTTCGAACAACTTCAATTTCCCCTTTAATATTCTTATTTGGATTATTGAGTTGGTATTGAAATTTTGTCAAATCACTTGTTGGTAAAACTGTTTTCATTTATCTTCCTTTATTCACTACTTTTAGATTTACTATAAAGTTCGTTAATTATATCTTTTATTTCATTTTTATTATCTATTTGTAAATTACCTATAAAATCATCAATCATTTCTGATAAACTTTTTATTTTAATATCATTTTCAACCCCATCAAATAACGTATTATTCATGAATATATTCGGTGGATAAGCAGGGTTATACTCTTCTATCCCTTGAACATATTTCTGTAGTTCTTTATCAATTAAATCGTTCCCATTGTAGTTTACATAAACATCAATAACATTTCCTAAAATCTGTTCAGAAGTAAATTTTTCTGGATATTTTAAATCAATAAATTTAATAGTTCTATTAGAATTCACAAACTCATAAGTTAAGGTTTCAAGATCAAGAATACAAAATCCTCTTTCATCACCCTTATCATTTCTTGTTATTTGATAAGGTGAACCTATCATAATAATTTCTCTATCTTTTATTTTATAAGTTGATCTTTTATGAAAATGTCCTGAAAATGTTAAAGTATAATTATTCAGAAATAAACTTGTTTCTAATCCTTCTTGACAAATTGTAGTATTATTGAGTGGAAATCCAACTATATCAAAATGTCCAAAACAAACATCACAGTGTAAATTTTTATTTGCAACTCTTTTCTTAAAATCTTCATTATTAACTACCCAAGGCACAAACAATAATTTTCTTTTTTCAATTTCTTTAAGTTCTATATCTTCAATTAAACAAACATTGTCAAATTTTTTAAGAAAATTTAAGGAATGAACTTCATTTGTAGTTTTAAAATACGTGTCATGATTTCCCTGAAAAATATAAACAAAAATATTTTGTTCTTTCAAATATTCAAAAAATCTAAATGCTTTAGAAACCATAAAAATATTTAAAGTATTTCTTGTATCAAATAAATCCCCTAAAATAGCAATCATATTAATGTTATTATTTTTTAAATAAGGAACGAACTCATTATAAAGAAAATTCATTTGATTATCAAGGAAAGTTTTATCAGATTTTTTTACACCTAAATGTAAATCTGATATCAAAGCAATTTTTGACATGTTATTCTCCAACTATAGCATCAAGATTCAAATAATCTAAATTTTGAGTTAAATCCAAACTAACAAACATTTTCTCTTTCACTTTATATTTTTTAATATTTTGAAGAAAAGAATTATAAGCAATCATAGTAAAATAAGCGAAAGGATTTGTTTTTGTTAAATCATAGTTATGAAGATATTTAATCATACTATAAACTGCATCAGATTCCATTTCATCTTTTCGATCTTCGGTGTAATTTATAAACTTAGGATTATTGAGAAAATTTTTCGCAATTAATTGAAATATAACTCCCAATTTATTATAAACTACTCTTGATTTAGTTTTATCATATTCTCTTAACAATTCTAAGAACTCACTATTTTTTACATAAATATTTTTCATTTTCATTTCTCCTTAATAAACTTGTTCAATTCTTGAAAATCCACTTGCTTTAGAAACTCTATAATGCCTATCGAATACTTCAAAATCCTTTAAAATATGACTTATCACAAAAATTTTCAATTTATTATTATTTGAGATTAAATTTTTGATAGAAAGAATTATAAAATCTAAACCATCTTCATCTAATTTTGAATCAAATATTTCATCCATGATTAACAAAGAGCAATCCCAGTTGCAGATCATTTTGGTAATATCAATAAAAGCAAGCATAATGGAAATATCAATTCTTTTCTTTTCACCTTCTGAATTACTAAAATAAGATATTTCCTGACCTCTTGAATCTAAACAAAAGATTTTATCTTCTAAAAATTCATTTATTTCAAACTTAATACTTAATCCTGATTTCTTCAAATATTCATTTATTTTTGAGTTTAAAATCGGAATGATTTTTCGAAAGAAATATGCTTTAATTCCGTTATCTGAAAGTATAGTTGATACAACTTCATAATTATGTAATTCTTTAACCTTTTCTTCATTTTTATTAAATACTTCCAAATATTCATCAGATTTTTTATCAAATTCTTTTTGTAGAGAATTCAAGTCAACATCAAATTTTCTCAATTTTATTTCATTTTCTCTTTCGATATTATTTTTAATTTCTTCTTTTAACCATTTAATTTGTTCATTATATTTTTTTATATCTAAAATTATTTTGTTTTGGTTTTCTATTTCTAAACTAATGTTATCTATCTCTTTTGTTAAATCTTTTTTATTTTTATTGTTAAGTTCTATTTTATTTTTACACTCATTTATAATTTCATTTAATCTATTTTTCTCTTTAGTCTTATGTTCTTCTGTTAATTCAGAATTACAAACTTCACAGATATTATTTTGTTCAAGAAACGAAATACTTTTATTTGAATTTTCAATTTTATATTTATCAACGTTTATTTCTTTGTTTATTTCATTTAATTTTTTATTTAATTCTTTTAATTCTTTTTTAAATTCGATTATATTTTTCTTATTTTTTTCTAAATTTGTTAAAATAGTTTGTATTTTGTTTAATTCAATTGTTTGATTATTTATCTTTTGAAGAATTTTATTTAAATCATCTTGTTTATTTGAATCAAAATTTTGTTTTGCTAAAGTAAGCTCATTGATTCTTTGATTTGTGGAGAAAAGATTTTCTTCAAAAAGTTTAATTGTAGTTTTATTTAAATCTACTTGAGTTTTTAAACTCGAAATATTTATTTTTGATAATTTAAGCATTTCACCCAATATTTTCACATTGGTGATTGATTCTATGATTTCTCTTTTTTCATTTTGTTGCATTTCGAGAAAAGGTTTATTATAATTAATTGCTAAAGCAATTATTTGTTTGAACATGTTATAATCAATTCCGATTATTTTATCAATTTCATCTTGAATTAATCTTTTTGATGATTCTAACTGAAAGGGTTGATCATTCTTGAATAACTCTATTGAATCAGGTAATTGAGTTCTAACTATTTTAAAAAGATCATCGTTGATTTTAAAAATACATTCAGTGTAAAGTTTCTTTCGATTTGTTCGATTAACTAATTCACGAATTTTAATTTTTCTATATGGTTTTCCAAAAATACAAAAAGAGAGTGGATCAAGTAAACCTCCACTTTTACCTCCTCCATTTTTTCCTGTAATTAAATTAAAACCCTCTTCAAATTTAATCACAGTTAAATTCGATCCAAAACTAAGAAAATTTTTGTATTTTAATTCTAAAAAATCTACAAACACTTATTCCTCCAAATATCTTTACTAATAAAATAAAATTTTGTAATATAATTGTCAAGTAATTTTTTAACTCAATAAAATCAATATTAAAATTGATTTTTGATACTTATTTGTAATAAAATTCCTTGATTTTGTTGATTATTAAATATTTATTCTTAAAATTCTTTAGTAAATTTGAAGATTTTTAATTTTTTAATGTGTAAATTATTGATTTGTATAACACTTGACAATTATAGTTTAAAATTGTATTTTAATAATAAAAAGTTTAATTTAAGAAAAGAAATTATGGCTTTAGCCATTTGAGTCGGAGACTCAAAATGATGTTTATTAAATTTAATTATATTTTTAAAAACATCTATATGTATCTAGATATAATTAATATCTAGTATTTCTTTTCTTTTTTCTTTTGTGTACTTTTCTTTTTTCTTTTCTTTAAGCTAAAATAAATATTTTAAAAATTTTCATTTCACAAATTCAAAGATAAGGTGTTTAACAAAGATGAAAAGTGAAGAATTTAATGAACTTAAAAACATTTTGGAAGAAGAACTAACATTTGATCCAACTTCATACAAAGACATGCAACAAAAATTATCAAGGATTCCTAATTTACTTCAAACATATTTAACTATTTACATAAATCAAAAAGAAATTCTAAATGATCTTGAAACAAGATTAAAAGAAACCTATGCTTCTTTGTATCATAAATATAAATATCCAACAAAAGGTGATGGTTTAGAATTTGAATATAATCTTGAAACTAAAAATGAAATTAATCTTTACGTTGAAGGAAATGAAGATTATATTAAGAAAAGTTTAATTGTAGAAAAACAAAGAATTCAAGTTGAATATCTTGAAAAAACTCTTCAGAATATTAGAGATATGCTTTGGAGTTTAAAATATAC